GAGCGCAAGGCTATCGATGAGATCATGACCAAGCTACGTATGTTCTGTCAGGAGATGCGTGTGGCTATGTTTGTTGTGTCACACCTGAAACGTCCTGATGGTAAGGGTCACGAGGACGGTGCGTATACCAGCCTTGGTCAGCTACGTGGCAGTGCCGCCATTGCCCAGCTTAGTGACATCGTGTTAGGATTAGAACGTAACGCACAGGCAGAAGATCCAATGGTGCGTAACACCACCAACGTGCGTGTGTTGAAGAACAGGTTCAGTGGTATGACAGGACCAGCTACTGCACTGATGTACGACAAGGAGACAGGGAGGCTCACTGAGATATTTGAATGAGATGTGTTGCTTGTGATAAGATAATGACAGACTACGAGCTAACCAAGAAGTTCAGCAACAGCGGGGAGTTCGTTGATATGTGTAACGAGTGTAGCAGGTTCCTTGTCGAAGATGATTTGACAGCGGTAGGTAATGTAGATTATGCTACGCTCAGTGATCTAGAGGAGATACGAGATGTCGAAGATGGGACGTTGGATTATGGAGCAGGAACAGAACAGGGAGATGAGGGATGGTGGTAGCGAACTATCAGAAAGACAGAAGCTTGATCTCGCCTACTACGAATACTGTGTTTATAGACATAGAGGCAGACGGCCTGAACCCTACGAAAGTACACTGCGTGGTTACCAAGAGATCGAACGAAGCTCACTTGACCCACTTATCTAGAAGGAGTTTGATGGATGAACTGGCAAAAGGTGGACAGGTATGCGGCCATAATGTTATCGGGTACGATCTTCCTGTGTTGCACAGGCTATGGGGTATACACGTTCCTCAACACAGAGTTGTGGACACACTTGTACTTTCTCGTTTATTTCATCCCGATCTGGATGGTGGTCACAGCTTGGCTGCTTGGGGAGCTAGGCTCGGCTTTCCTAAAGGAGATCATTCGGATTGGTCAGAGTATTCTGAGGAGATGTTGGAGTATTGCAAAAGAGATGTGGATGTCACTGAAAGACTACATGATTCTCTTATCCAACAGATGAGGCTGTTTGGATTCACTCAGCACTGTGTTGATCTTGAGCATAGCGTTGCGTTCATATGCAAGGATCAGGAAGACAACGGCTTTGAGTTCAACAAACAGAAAGCTATTGATCTGTACGAAGAACTGACCACCCGTATGCACAGGATAGAGAATGATTTACAACAAGTGTTTCCACCAATCATTGAAGAAAGAATCAGTGAAAAGACAGGTAAGAAGCTCACTGATAAAGTTACAGTATTTAACGTCGGGAGCAGGCAACAAATCGCGGAAAGACTTAAGAGCAAGGGCGCTGTTTGGAAGGAGCTTACTCCGTCAGGCAAACCAAAAGTTGATGAGAAAACGCTTAAGGAGCAGATACAGATTCCTGAGGCTAAGATCATCCTCCGCTACCTTATGTGCCAGAAACGTGCATCGCAGGTCGATTCGTGGATCAAAGCTGTCACGGAGATGGGACGCATACACGGAAGAGTTAGGCCCATTGGTGCTGTCACGGGTAGAATGGCGCACTCTTCTCCGAACATGGCTCAAGTTCCTGCTGTAAGGGCTGAGTACGGTAAGCAGTGTCGTGAGTTGTTCACTGTTCCTGATGGTCGTGTTCTTGTTGGTGCTGATGCTAGTGGTCTTGAGCTACGTATGCTGGCTCACTACATGGACGATGAGAACTACACCAAGGAGATACTCACTGGTGATATACACACAGCCAACCAGAAAGCCGCAGGCTTAGACAACAGGGATGATGCCAAGACATTTATCTATGCGTTCTTGTACGGTGCAGGTGACGCCAAGATAGGTAGCATCGTGGGTGGCACTGCTGCTCATGGCAAGAGACTGAAGGCATCGTTCCTTGAGAACACACCAGCACTGGCTGACTTACGTGCTGAGACTATGGCAGATGCAGAGACAGGATTCCTCAGTGGTCTTGATGGTAGACGCATACGTGTACGCTCTGCTCATGCCGCACTGAACACACTGCTACAGGGCGCTGGCGCTGTGGTGATGAAGCAAGCCATCGTCATCCTGTATGACCTGCTGGAACGTGTTGACTTCAAGCTGGTTGCACAGGTACACGATGAGTGGCAGATAGAATGCAAACCAGAAGACGCAGACTTCATTGGCAAGTCTTGTGTTAACGCAATGGTATTCGCAGGTGAAGTCCTGCAACTGAACTGTCCGTTGGACGGAGAGTATAGAGTTGGTACTAGTTGGTGCGATACACACTAGCACAATTCTATTTTATGTGGTATAATATTAGGGTAAGTTTAACTAGCGGAGATATGCTATATGTCTAATGAAGCACCCAATGTAATGGTCAAGTGTGACTTGTTCTGGCCTAACCTGACTCACAAGAATGAGTTAGCTGGTAAGTACACGGTCGATCTTGGTAACCTGTCTGACGCTGCGGTGACTGCGTTGGAGGATATGGGTCTTACTATCAACAACAAGGGGGATGAACGTGGACAGTACATCACCTGTAAATCCAACAACAAGTACCGTGCATTCAACCCAGATGGATCAGAGTTGCTCATCAAGGGACGAACACCACGAGACGAAATGGATGACCCCGAATCAGGAGTCATTGTGGGTAATGGTTCCAAAGCCAAGTGCCTCATCGGGTATTACGATTGGGAGTACCTCAAGAAGAAAGGTCGTAGTGCCACGCTCAAGCGCCTTGTGATTGAAGAGGTTTTTGAGTACGCACCTGAAGTCGTAGAGATGGAAGCTCTGTGATATTAATTGATGGTGATATGCTGGTGTACCGTGTAGGGTTTGCTTGTGACAATGAGTCAGAGGACGTTGCAAGACAGACCCTAGACAACTACCTGTCTGAGATGATCATGGATCTATCTGATCACTACACATCCAGCATTGTCTACCTCACTGGTAAGGGCAACTTCAGGGACGAGGTTGCTGTTACCCAACCATACAAAGGTAATCGTGATAACAAGCGCGTACCAGTACACAAGAAACTGCTCCGTGATTTCATGGTGTCAGAATGGAACGCACTAGTTGTTAACGGTATGGAAGCTGATGATGCTATTGCTATCAAGGCTACTGAGCTAGACCACAACGCCATCATCTGTTCACTGGACAAAGACTTCAAGCAGGTTCCTTGTCCTATGTATGACTACACCAAGAAAAAAGTAAACTCAAGTTTACCTGACGATGCTATGCGCTGGCTGTACAAGCAGGCGTTGATGGGTGATCGTGTTGACAACATACCGGGCATACATGGTATCGGTCCTAAGAAAGCAGACAAGATCATTGATCCTTGTACTACTGAATGGGAATGCTACAGCGTGTGCCTAACTCACTACTGGGACAACGAGTTGGATGAGGACAGGTTACTAGAAAGTCTCAACCTTCTTTATCTGTTACGTTCACCTGACGATAGGTACACTAAGCCAAGTGAAATATGATTCCAAGTTTGAGAAAGAAGTCCATGAGATTATGCAGGGCTGCGAGTACCACCCAGACGAACGACTGTTTTATCTTGTTCCTAAATACTATGAGCCTGACTTTGTTTACAAGTACAGATCCAAGACTGTATACATAGAAGCGAAGGGACGGTTCCGTACATCTGAAGAGGCACGTAAGTATGTCATTATCTCAGAAACACTCAGCCCAAAGGAGGAGTTGGTATTTCTCTTCCAACGTCCCAAGACCCCCATGCCGGGATCACGAAGAAGAAAAGACGGTACACGTTACACAATGGAAGAGTGGGCAGACAAGAACGGATTCAAGTGGTACACTATTGAAACAATACCATCAGGGTGGAAACTATGACTAGGCATTTAGTAATACCTGACACACAGATCAAACCTGATTGTCCTATTGATCATATGTACTGGGCAGGACGCTATGCCTGTGCCATGAAACCTGACGTTATCATTCATCTGGGGGATCACTGGGATATGCCATCGTTGTCATCGTATGACGTAGGCAAGAAGTCCTTTGAAGGTAGACGCTACTCTGCTGACGTAGAGGCAGGCAACGAAGCGATGCAGGTGTTCATGGACTGCATCAGAACAGAGCAGCAACGCCTACGTAAACGCAAGAAGAAGATATGGAAGCCACGCCTTATCTTTACTCTTGGTAATCACGAGTACAGGATAGAACGTGCGGTAGAGAACGATGCTAAACTAGAAGGACTGATGAGCTATGAAGACCTTAACTTGCGTGGTTGGGAGGTTCTTCCGTATCTTCAGCCTATCATTGTGGATGGTATTGCTTATTGTCATTTTTTCACTAGCGGTGTTATGGGCCGCCCAGTCACGAATGCAAAGCTACTGCTACAAAAGAAGCATATGTCATGCGTCATGGGACACGTACAAGACAGAGACATCGCGTTCGACAGAAACGCAGCAGGAAAAAGAATGACATCTCTGTTCGCTGGTATCTTCTATCAGCATGACGAAGAGTATCTAAACCCACAGACTAATGGATCATGGTCTGGTTTGTGGGTGTTCAACGAAGTAGATAACGGCACGTTTGATGAGATGCCCGTGTCTATGTCATACCTGCGGGGGAAGTACGGTGTTAACTCTTGATGAAATACTAGAACGAATAGCCTCACGATATGATGAGGTAACAATAATGGAAGCACTAGAGATCACATCAGAAGAGTTAGTCGAAAGGTTTGCTGATAAAGTAAACACTAACAGTTGGAAGTTTGACTTGGAGGAAGAGTGTGAGCATTAACGATGCAACTCCAGAAGAGTGGGACAAAGCAAGCAAGACAGTGTACGGCAAGCTGTACCATCCCAATGATCACTCACTGAAGAAACAAGTAGGAGGTGATCACTACAAGATGTACGCTATACAGCCAACAGAATTTATTATAGCTAACAAGCTAGGATGGTGTGAAGGAAACGCAATAAAGTACATTGCTAGATGGGAGAACAAGAACGGAGTAGAAGATATAAAGAAAGCTATCCACTACCTTGAGATACTACTGGAACGAATAGAACATGAAGATAGTTGAAGGAAACTTTGGTAGCAAAGACGGTACAGATTCTATCAAGACATCTGAGTTTCTGGCTATACTAGCAGCACGAAGCGAGGAGTATGAAGAAGAAGGAAGACCAATCAAGTGTGTTGTTGTCATGTACGAAGACGGTGCTGTGTTTGAAGTAACAGCTACCGAACAATACCCTGATGGTGTATACTTACTTCTTGGATTGGCTAAGGCCGCAATTGAAAACGAAACGCTAGGGATAACTTAGTAGTGCAAAGCCCCTGCGTTAAGCTATGCAAGCTGGTGAACGATGAGTGTATTGGCTGTCATAGAACAAAGGAAGAGATAACCAAGTGGACAACATTTACAGATGAACAAAGGAGCAACATAATTGGACGCATATCAACAATACATACACAAGAGCCGATACGCACGATACCTACCAGAAGAAAAGCGTAGGGAAACGTGGGAAGAAACAGTAAGTCGTTACGTAAATTACTGGGGGGAGAAGCTGCCTGAAAAAGAACACAAGGAAGTGTTCAAGGCTATACACGATCTGGATGTCATGCCGTCTATGCGAGCGTTAATGACCGCTGGTGAAGCACTGGACCGTGACAACGTAGCAGGGTTTAACTGCAGCTACCTACCTATCGACCACCCCAAAGCATTCGATGAGATGATGTACGTTCTCATGTGCGGTACTGGTGTGGGCTTCAGTGTTGAACGGCAGTACGTACAGAAACTACCAGAAGTAGCGGAGACATTCCATGCAACCGACACAGTTATTAATGTGGCAGATTCGAAGATCGGATGGGCGAAATCGTTTAGGGAGTTGGTATCACTGCTGTATTCAGGTCAGATTCCCCAATGGGATACAAGCAGAGTTAGACCTTCAGGTTCCCCGCTCAGAGTTTTTGGCGGTAGAGCATCGGGTCCAGAGCCTTTGCTCGAACTGTTCCGATTCACAG